GTCCTTTGTCGCCAACCTTACCTACTCCTTCTATGAAATATTCAATAAGTTTAGGTTTTTCTGGATTTTTGTTTCCGGGGGGTATAGCCGCCATGTATGCATTGACTTTTAATGGATTAGTCATAAAGTTGCATCTCCTCAATCATTTTATAGGCATGACCTGCATGAAACTCTGGTAAAGTGTATTGGCAGTATGCGAGATAGTTTAAAAGATTTTGAAATTCTCCTGCTTCTGGATAGAAAGGATTTTCTATGTTTGATAAATCTTTATTTGCTACAGAATCAACACAACATGGAGCCATGGTAAAAGCTGGTATCCCATAATGCATTGCTTCCAATGCCGCCATGCTCTGATAGGTTACTACTGCGTGTATTGACTGTTTGAAACATTGTGCCGCAACAGAATGTTCTTTGATTCTATCTGGACGTAATCCTTTTTCTCTAATAATAATTTCTCTATTTGTATATTGTCTAATTTCTTTAGTAGTTTCTCTTACCCATGTATTCTTATCTACTTTATAAAATTGACACGGTTTCTCTGATGGTGTTACTAAAAGTATTGGACCGTTTTGATCTGAAGGATTTTTTCTTCCCATGTAACTCATATATGGAGCTCTCTGGAGTAATAAATTAAATCTATCAGGCGGCATGCCTTCTCTAATTTTTGTGTGCTGAATATTATTTTTTACTACCCTATACCAAATTTTCTTCTTCATTAGATTACCCATGTAACCGTTGTCAACGTAAAAGAAAGGTCGTCCTGTTTCCCAGCACTTCCAAATTTCTTTACGTTTGGTCATGCTTCTAAATGTAACAGGTATGTCGTTGGGCCACGGTGATTCGTGTAGTTTACTTGATATATCTTTTCTATCAATAACTGTAGCGTTTGTACCTAACTGCCAATGTTTTAGTATCTCGTCAGAGCCGTCTATCATTAACATCTTTGGATTACTTTCCATTATTCTCCCCGTGCATCATATTGTGTAATTCATTCTTCCAAAGTTGGTGATACTCACAGTATCTATAATTTTCAAACCAAGGACCACCTTCTGTATAATGTATCAATTTTGGGTTTTCTATATCGCTGTACACTCCCATTAAATAATTCCATGTATGATTAAGGCTACCAACTTCTTCATCTTTTAACCAACTAAATCTATGTAGATATGCTCCTGTAATTTCAGGATTGTTAACAAAATCTTTTGTTACTGTCTTATTACTAGGATGTCCACAATTCCATAGAACCATGCTTGACCAATTCTTTCTTGGATAGATTGTTTGTTTTTGACCGTCCATCTTTGTACTCTCAGTTACTTTGTAATCATGCTGAACGCACATCACTGCGTATTGATCATCTGCTTGATCAAACAGTTCTTTGATGTCTGTGGTAAGAATCATGTCACTGTCCATGAATACAGCCCAGCCCTCATAATTAGTAAGTTCCGGTATTAAAAATCTTGTAAAAGTAAATTCTGTTGATGCTAGTTTATCAATTGGTCGTGTATACCATCCCGTATCTCTTAGCTCTTGTTGTTTAAGTGGACGCACATCAATGTCCTTGTTTCTAGTAATAATGCTGTGCTTACATACTTGGTATGCTATATCTTCTCTAGTGTCGTAACCGACAAATACTTTTAATCTATCTTCTCTCAATGTCTTCCTCCACGCAGTTCTCACCATATTGTATTTCTACAACTTTCAAAGGTTTGTCTGTTTCATTAGCCAGCATGTGCCATTGTTCTTTTAAAATGTGTAATGACTTATGTTTTGTATATTTTGTAAGAGTTAAATCTGTAGCCACATCTAATCCGTAGACTGATGCTTCTCCTTCTGATACAAACCAATGTTCTGCTCTTTGCTTATGTCGTTGCATACTTAACTTTTTACCTGGTTCTACAGTAAGCTCTTTTACTTTTACATGCGGACCATATTCGTGCAACACTCGGTAATAACCCCAATCTCTTTTGGTTTTAGGTTCCTTCCATTCCTGTAATATCCAGCTAGATGAATTCTGTTTGAAATCACCTCCAACGCCAAATACAAATTCTACAAGCGGATGATCTCCGTATAGTTTTAATTCAGGAATGTTTTCCTTGCTTCTATCTCCGCCATTAGCGAAAATAATTTTTTTATTATGTGCTGATGTGCATTGTAATTTAAAAATTGCACCACTGGCAGAGTTATCGTTATCGTCAAAGGATATAGTTTCATCTACCATTTTAAGATTTTGTACAATTTTGTGTCTTTCAAAAAAAGGCATAAAAGGTCTGCCTTTTTTTCTTGTTAACCATTCGTCTGAGTTAACACCTACTACAAGTTTATCACCTAGCTTTTTTGCTTCATTAAACAAGTCTATATGACCTGAGTGCAGAGGATCAAAACCTCCAGTAACTAAGACAATGCGTTCCATATAGATATTTATGTATGTAGTTTATTATGGTTTTGTGAAATGGTAAGTGTAACTATTAAAGCCTTTAATCGGAACACCAAATGCTTTTATTATTTCTGTTTGCATTCCGCCTACTACATGTTTTTGGAATTTTAGATTTGTTTTCAAAAACAATTGACCGCCTGGATTCAAATAATCAAACATATTATCCTTCCAAAAGTGCCAATCTTTTTCTTTGAATTCTCTGGTTCTTATATCATTAAATTGAGTGCGTAACAATGTAATTACATCATATGCTTGAGGTAAAGATGCGTATTTGCTAGGCATAAGTTGTAGTTCAAATAAGTTTAGATTATAATGTTGATGTATCTTATATACTGGATCGTCTAAACGCTTTTGCACTTCTGTGCCTGATACTTCATGACCTAAAGACTTACATAATTTCATAAACTGGCCTGCACCTGTTCCTATATCAAGTATCTTACATTTGTCTCTTTGTTTCAAGTTCAAATAATTTATAAACGCAACCTTTTCTGCTGTTTTGCGATCCGTAGGAGGAAAGTAACCTTCCATAGCGTATACAGTATCACTATGTTCATTACACCATTGCTCTGTAAAGCCATCAAACAAAATAGATCTGCCCCATTCTAACTCTCCGCCTGTGCAGTTCTGTTTACTTCTGTCACTTCTATATTCTAATAAATTTATCATTCTTTGCTCGTTGTAGATTTGATTCCTTGACATTTTGTGATGTATGGCTTATAACATCTTATCCAAGGGCATAGTTGTTTACACATTATTGCATCATTGGGCCACCAACCTATTTCGTCTTGTAGTCGCATAACTTCTCTAGCCGCATCTGGATAAATCACATAAGCACTATGCCCTGGTAACCCTTGCGGAATTTCCTCATCAGCTAACCATGGTACTTCATTTATTCCACTTGTTAATTTGCTATCATATTCTTTTGCAGAAAAAGTTGCCCCTATAGGATTGTTTATGCTAATAGCACCTTCTCCTGGCCACCATTCCATTATATGTGAGTCAAACTTCTTTGTAAAAATTGCATCATGTTCTAATATTAAGATTGGCTTGTTTAAGGTTACACACTTACGCCAAAGCATATAATGGCTTTGTGCCGCCGCAATGCGTTTGTTGTTGTCGTATGTTTTATATGCAGACAGCAATAATCCAGTGTTAGGACATTTTGTTTTTTTACGTAAAGGCCAAGTATAGTTTACTTGCCACATGTTGTATGGTGTAATTGCTGGAAATTTTTCAACAGTAATATCTGACTTTGTGTCTATAATGCTTTGTACACATCGGTCAGAGAACTTTTCGCTATCTTCATGCCCTTGAATGTATATTACGTATGCTTCCATATTTTTAAAATATAACTATCCTGTTTCTTTTTAGAACGCCAATCATGATGTGACACATTATATTTTTCAATTGATGATAATAACTTTTGCCACTTTTCTTGTGTAAAATCATCTACATGACTTTTAATCCATGGATGACTCATTTTTACTTTATCCAAATTCCAAACATCCTCTATATAGTATGTGTCTGTAAATTCTATAAGATTTTCAAATGTAAGTCTTTGTGCTTCCGGAGTATGCAGTCCATCATCTATGATAAGGTCAAACTTCTGTCCAAGTTCTTTGAAATGTTTGTTGCATTCGGTTGAAGTGCTATCCAATTTTGCATAGGTTACCCTAGGGTTTTGTAACATGGGCAAGTCTTCTGGTGCTACTCTTTCAAATGTATCGATTGTGTATATTTTTGCATTAGTGAAGTATTCTAACCATACATTAATGCTTTCGCCTCTGAAAGTTCCTACTTCTAATATGTTAATATCATTGTGTCTAATTTTTTCAAAGTCGGCTTCATATAATTCACTATAGCTGTGCCATATCTTTTCACAACCATGTTTATCAAATAGTTCTAGCATGTTCATAGCTGTACCTCAAATTGATCAGCATGGAAGTTATTTAATTTATGTCCTGTGTTTTTAATAAATGTATCTACAGCATCTCTTACACCAATTTTTTTTGGACCATAATCATCACCTAATAATTTGCCACCTGGTTTTATAAATTTTATTGCATTAGTCAAATCATTAAGACAACCTGCATATGAATGACTTGCATCTACATATATCCAATCTAATTTTTCTGTAAATGTGTTAAACCATTGTGATGTTGACATTCTGTGTATTGTTACAGGCCTTCCATAAAACTTTGTTTTTACACCCTCATATATTTTGTCATAATATTTTACAAAACCCTCAGTTGTTGCTTCTCCTGTTAACTTCGAATATCTATCAAGGTATGCTTGGTATCCACCAAACTCATTTGATTCTTCAAAGACTTCTGGTGCCCATGCATCAACCAAATGTATATGTCTAGCACGTTTCAAAAACTTAATTGAACTTTCACCCTTCCATACGCCAAGTTCTGCTCCGACACTTCGTTCAGGTATACGTTTCCAGGTTTCGTCTGTACCAGGATTATTTCCAAACATCATAATATTATTTCCTTCATATTATTTAATCTCTTGAGCAAATCCATGTACACTGGAGTGAATATCATCGTAGGGCTGTGAAAGTATTTGATACCAACCCCATTGTGCTGGTGCTAGCCTACCTTCTCTTAACATCTTCCTTACTAACGAGTGATCAAAATGCTTACGATGATGTATAATAAATGTGCTAGGTAAAAAGCCAAACCAATCATCTTCAGGATTATCGTTTGATATTTCTTCTACTTGTCCTTTGCCAAATTCTGGTCCTCTATTATCGCGGCACATAAAACCCACCGGACCTTTTTCATATGCTTTTCTAATCCAATGATTTAAGTCTACTTGTCTATCTAAATTTGTATTCCAATCTACTCGCATAATCAAATCAAATCTAGGAGGAATCTTTTTCAAACAATCGCTATGAGATATTATTGGTACTACACCAAAATACAACTGATCCCACTGTAATTTTTTATCTACATATTTTTGAAATTTTGCGTGTTTGACATTAGGTGCCTCCATAGGATGATAATGCCATTTTGGATAATGCATAGTAAATAAATTTTCATGCATGTGTTGAGGAATAAGATTTGTTTTGTTTGTAAAGGTATGATAGTATATATTAGAACCGGGAATCTGTTGTTGAAGTTGTGCAACAATATTAGATTTTTTATCGTTTACTCCAGTTATGCAAATTGCTACTTGCATTATAACTTAAACCATTTCTTAATATTGTGTGCAAAAAGTTTATGACTGGACATTCCTGGATGAGGATGAGGTCTATCTAAAGCGTCATCTATATGAAAATCTTTTCTATAGTTAAAAGTTTTTATCTTAAGATCAGACATCATGTATTTGTTAAAATATTTTTTATTATCACTTCCTAGTTCTTTATTGTTCCACTCATGCTCACCAAATACATGTCTACACTCTATACCTTTAGATCTAAACCAAGAATCAATATAATTCATTCTTACTACTTGTTCCCAGTAAACATCGAAGTCATAATGAAAATCAGAAAACCATGTAAGAGTTTTTCTTTTAAATTCTTTCACATCACCTTGTTGTTTTTGAAAATCCCAAAATTGTTGAGGCATTGCTCCCTCTTGAAGGAACGTAGGCATCATATGTAATCTATCATATTTTTTTCTTGAATAAAAAACAGAATGCCTGTCAAAATTAGTCCAGTATATTACAACAAAACTTTTTTTTGTGTATTTCTTATATTCTATAGCATATTTTGTAATCATTTTATTACTAGCACCCGGCTCAGCCTGGTTATCTACGGTTTTAAAATTACAAAAAGTTTTCAGTTGATTAGGCCATGCTAATACACTTGGAACAGGTCCATGGCTTTGGCCATCTGGATCTATGCAATCATGCAGACCGTGGCCAAATGTAAAACTACAACCAAAAGTAACTAAATCGTATTCAGAACAGTCCATGTGTTTCTCCTAGCACCTGTATCGAAATCAAAATCCCAATATTCGATATCTTCCTTATACCAATCAGCTATTTCCCGGATTGTATTTGTATTATATAGTTCTTTGTAATCATGTTTGATACTTGTAACATTTCTAGCTCGTGGCATAGTTGCCACTCCTAAATATTTAGGTGCTTCTATGTTTAAATTTTCTAATGTTAGTATATCACATACAACTTTATTATTATTATCCTTTACGTGATGCTTTTGCGGCCACCAACCTCTAATAGCTCTATACCATGTCAAAGGCTTCAAACCCCATTCATATCTTTCTTCTATAAAATGATCTAATGATTGTGTTTTGGCATAGCTCGAATTAACTAATCCTCTATCAATGGCTTGTTTAGCAAACAGGTATCTACTTACTACCTTACTCCAAGGATTTCGTACTACTGCAAATGCAGTATGTTTAGACGTTATATTAGGATGAACATCAATCCAACGTGCATGTTCTACTCCTTTAGTATCACGTTCTCCATAGCTTTCCATTGTGTTTTTAAATTGCTTGTAATCAGCAATCCATTTTTTGTTTACAGGAATAATCTTATCTTTGAAGATATCACTTTCTCTAATAGTGACTCCGCCATTCTTTGGTATGTGTATAAAAAGTTTTTTCATTAATGGCTTTTCTTTTCTGTAAATTCACTTCCAAAAAAAACGTCTATACGTTTTTTAGTTTCGTGTCTTAAATCATTTATTTGTGTTATTAGAAACGCTGTATCTGATTCTTGTTTACTGTATCTTTCTACGCCCTTTCTTTTAACATCTTCTAAGTCCCATAACTGCCAATTTATTGCTTTCATAATACTCAAATAATAATCAAAGCCTGGATGCTCTATATCTTCGTATTGTTTGATTTCTTTATCTACATCTAAACCCTGTGCTTTTTTAATTAACAATATAGAATATCTATCTATGTATTCTGCAATGCTTATGCTTATTTCTATTTTCATTGTAAAACTTCTTTAAAATATTGATTATAAATGCGTTCAGCAAAATTACTATGATGTGTTACACTAGGATGCTCATCGTTTTCTGCTGGCGGTATACTAGGATCTAGTATTGTCAAACAGCTGGTATGATCTACATCAATGTCGTACCAGTCTGCTGGATTTGGTATAACATAAGGCTCTTTCAAAGACTTACTTAGATCTTGTCTTGCTTCTTCAAGTTGTTGAAGTGAAGGTTCAGCTTCTACGCTAAGATGTATTACTCTCGCACCTGTTGATTTAAGAAATCCGTCAGTCATTTTTTGTAATATTAGATTATTGTAATACCTATCATATATTCCCATAGGATTTAAATATGTATTTTTTGTACTATCTTCTATATACTGTTGAATATACTCGTCAGAATCTTTGTTACTTTCTTTTGAAGGTTCTAGTCCAAAGAAATTATTGAATCCTGTTATTATAGATTTCCAACCCGATCCAGGACCTGTTATGTTATTGAATGGTACCGACGTTCTAGCAGGCCACTGTAATGATAGTCTACTTAGATAGGTCCACATTACTATTGCTATATCATCTGGCTTTATGTCCTTAGCAATAGCACATTGTCTTGATATTTGATGAAAACACGCTCCTCGACGTGCATAATTATTTACAGAAACACCAAGTTTGTCAGCAAGTACTTTTGGCCAAGCATGGTTACTAGGTTGATACAAGTGAATATCTGTCCAACTAGCAGAACCACTGTCCATAAGTTTTTGTACTTCGTGTTCAGGTAACGGTTCTCCGTTTGAATCCAAGATAGGTTTTACTACATCAGGTAGTGCAAAACCTTGTGTTATTGAACAACCAAATGTATGTAGTTTAGGCATTTATTTTAATTCCGTTATCCTTTGCTCTGTGCATATGATGACTCCATTTTCCAGGACCGCTTGTTGTATATATGTGAATGTTTTCTGGTGCAAAGTATACCTGAGATAAATGTAAAAAGCCACTGTCTATACCTACGTGGTATTCTGCTTTTGTCATTGCGTATGCTATATGCTTAAGACTGTTTTTTAAGAGTTCGTTGTCAGCTTGTCCGCCCACAGTCACAATATCATAATCCTTGTATTTAGATAATATTTTTGCTTGCCAATTAGAGTCCATGCTTCTCCTTTTAGAAGTTGAATCCCATTGTACTGTTATAAATTTACCAGGCAAACTTAAATCTTTACTGCAATCTTCTGCAGATAGTTGCGGAAAATATTGCAAGTAAGGTGTAAAGTCTATTCCTTCTTTAGGTTCGAATCGCTGAGGATAATCAGCATATATCTGTGCTTCTGCATTATCATATCCTAAACTTTTAATGTAGTCAACAAAACCTTGATTGCTTATTGGTTCATATTCAAGGTGTGGCATTATTGCAACACTTCCTTTAGGAAAAAGGCTTAATATTTCTGGCCAACTTTCTGGTTTGTGTCTATTCCATTGATACTTTGTTAAATGTAACATTACTTGGGTATCTTCTTTAATGCTGTAGTTGTAGGATAGCAGTATGCTATGTACTCTATCACCTAACCCCGGAGCACCATAATGAAAATTCTTTTTTACGGTACTGTATGCTCTCATTACCAAATGTTTCAACCTATTGCCTCCATTAGTGCTTGTATGTTTTCACCTCGTTCAGGTAACAGATCTTTTAAGAAAAAATGTACAAAATAGGCTTCAGGTAAACGTTTATCGTCTATGCCTTTATACAAACCATTCCAACGCCAGTCCATGTTTAGTGTAGGTATTGATTCTTTCTTTACCCACCAGTTCAACAGCATTTGATCTGTTGACCATTTTTTGTATCCTACCCCATCTACGAAATCCTTGAACTCTTCTCGGTCAAGAAACTGCTTTGGCGTTTGTCCTTTTAGATAGGGTAGGAACCCGTTTGTGTTGATAACCATCAACCCCATGTTGTAAAATTCTGCACCTAGTTCATTCCATTTCCAGTCTACGTCTGTCAAATGTTCAAAAGCTGATTTAGAATATTTTTTTATTTTAGACTTGTACTTTTTTGCACAAGGTAATTCTCTTTCTGCTACTGCACCAAAGGCATATTGATCAGTAAGTTGTTCAAATATATTTGGAGCATTGTCTCTAATATAGATATCGCTATCTACTATTGCTATTTGTTCAAATTGATCTAAGTAATCAAAGGCATTTTCCTTTTCGTATATAGGCAAATAACCTAAGCGTTCAACAGCTTCTTTGCTACGTCCTGTTCTGTCTAAGTCTGGTCTAATTTTTAGTATAGGTTCTGTTTGAACTATATGTTTTATATTGTACTTTTTACAATAGTTTGCTACGCTTTTAATACAATGTTCATACAAGTTACTTTGTTTTCCAACAGCAACTTGATATATCATCCTATTCATGTTAAATCTCTTGTAAAGCTAACATCTGACTTGTATGTAACTTTATTGTTTTTATCAAATTTCATATTTACAATGCCATCACAAAGCATCCAGTCTGCTGGCATGGCCCCATTTTCAAATACCCAGTCTAGTAGTTTTCTAGCACCATCTGGTGTTATATGATATGCTCTAGCACCTTCATACCAATTACCTGGTGCTATAGGTTTAGCTTTGTTAAATCCTTCAAACTTGTATACATCACAGTCTTCTATTTCTCCCATAGGTTTTTTGAAAATAACATCGTGTTCAAAAATGCATATAGGTGTTTGGGACACAAAACACTTTTCCCATAAAAGATATTGACTTAGAAAACAACCTTGTGTGCCAGGACGTTCAAGTAAACGTTGGCATTTTTTATTAACTAATGACGAGCGTAAGTTGTAATCTTCTAACCTAACATTTGAACCGTTTACACCTTCATATAGTTGAACTTTCCATTTATGCTTTTTAGCACTTTCCATTGCTCTCAAAGCCATGGCAACACTATCTTTGTAGTCAGGTAGATATATCAAGTAACCTTGTGTCATTTTGTCCTTACATCTAAACTTCGTATCTCTCTAAATATTTTCTTTTGCCAATGAGGCGGTAACCAATGTAGCTGTGCAGATTTAAACCTTTTGTCTTCTTTTTTACTACCTTTACCTGTCATAAAAATATCTTCTTTTTTCAAACCCCAAGGTACCCATTTGTAGGGAATCTCTTGATAATATTTGTTTTTGTTTTTCCATTCTGCCATTACTGCTTTCAGCACGTCTTGATCTACATACCAATAAATTTCTTTTTCAAATGCTTCTACCATTCTGGTGCTAAAAAGATCTCTAAACATCTGTCCGTTTTGTCCTGTACCTAAACAAATAGCACTTGCGATAAAAACAGCAGGGTCTTTAGGTTTAGGCATAATTGCAACATGTTCTGTGATATTCCTAAAGTCTGCCCGGTGGAATCCGTTTTTTAATACTGTATCACAATCAAGTTGTAAAATATATTGATGTCCTGATTTAAATATTTGATTCAAACGCATAAATCTTACACTTGCCAAATAAGTTTTCCTAGCAATGAAATCTAGATCACCTGTTTTAAATATATGCACACCCTCTTTCATACGTTTATTGTTTTTACGTAGTAATTTATAAAAATCCATATTTGTTTCTTCGTAAGTGTATGTAAACTTATATTTTTTAGAAAATTCATCTAGCACGTCTTTATTCATATTTCCTTCGTCAATCAAATGACAATGGACATGCATCCAATCTAGTGTTCTGTTTATGCTTTGTGCTAGTGCAAATCCGTGCCTATCAAAGTACTCGTAATCACAACTGAAAAATACAATATCTTCTGCTTCAAAAGGAGGCAATGTTCCTTGTAAATTTGGCAACTTAAACATCTGGACTCATTCCTGGTCTAAAACCCAATACTGCATTTTTTTCACCTCTACCTAATTTTCTTATCATTCTATATCCCAATGGCATTAAGATATCTCTAATACTATCCATTTGATATCCGTATCTTACAGGATGATCTTTTCTTTCATACAATATAATTGGTTTACAACGTTCAATGGTATTCAAGGCACCTTGTGCTACTAAAGGCTCATATCCTTCAGCATCTATCTTTATAAAATCTACATCTTGTAGATTAAAACTATCTAAAGTTTTTATTTTATACTTTCCCTTTTTTGCTTTAGGATCAACATGTGTACCAAAACTTTTATTTGTTGTTTTTATATCAACTTCTTTTTCCTTTTCACCAATACCAACAGGATGAGTTGTTACATTATAACATTGCTTCCAATTTAGATTTTTTTGCAAACAAGGAAATAAGTTTGTGTTAACTTCAAAGGCATGCACAAACTCAAAAGATTGTGATAGTCTAAATGCAGTTATACCAACATGAGCACCTATATCGACTGCAATTCTTAATTTAGCACAATGAGATATTGCTGTTTGCAATTCAATATTTTGATAGTCTTCTATTTTGCCATCACCTTGTTTTTTGGCACTTTTTAGGCAAATATCTCCTTTGACTGTCTGCCATCCGTCTAGTTCTTGATACATGGTTCTACCTGATATTCAAATGTACAACGCCAGGCCGTACCACTTTGGTAATCGCTTCTATCGAATTGACTCCAAGCAATATGTTCTAGCATATCGTCTCTGTTAAAATTTGTTTTATTTTGCCAATGTTGTACTGCACTTTGTCCTAGTATTTCTATTGGCTTACCTAAGCACAAAGCCTCAACTGCGGCCATACTGTGGTATGTAATTACTTTTTTTGCTTTTCTTATCATAGGAAGTACTTCATCCCACCTTTGCTTTCTTTTGCCTACTTTTTCTCTAACGATTAACGGCATGTCTAAGCCTTCATAGTATTTAATTGTTTTGTCTCTCCAGGCCTGGTAATCCTGTCCCATGTATTTAAATATGTTACTATTGTTATCTGCTGGCATAACCAATAGGTTATATTCACCGTCTAGATTCCATTCACTCCATAGATTGTCATCAAGTTCAAGCAAATGCTTTCTACTTTCTTTCATAGGTTTAACCGTAGTATTTTGTAATGAATTATATGTTATTCTATAATACCAAGGAGTTTTATACCTATGGTTACCAATATAACCATTGTCTATATGGAAAAAATTTATGTCTTTATTTTTTGAAATATAGTCAAATATCCAATCATCAAACGGATGACTAAATGCTAGGAATCTATCTTTTTCGATATCTTCAGGTCCAGATAATGTTTTTACATCACAAAAAGTATATAGGTATGCAAAAAGTTGACCTCGTAATTGTTTACAATTTTCTGGAACTTGGAATTTATAGTGACGCATCTTCCATGCCTGCTACTCTTAACTTGACTACATTAGTGATTTGCCACTGTTTTTGATCAAGTCCTTTTAGCAAGCCGAGCCACTTGTTTCTTAGAAGTGCAAATTCATTTATTATCTTTTCATAATCAACTACGTCTGCTTCACCGTCAACATATTTTTCAACGTCTCTGCTACTCAAAGCTCTTTGATAGTTCTCAAGATATTTTTTGAAAAAACCACTACGTAATCGTCGAAGTTCAATATTTAAATAATTTAATATTGCTTCTATTTCTTGTAGTTGATGAAATCTATGCTCAACTATACCGGGCATTTCTGCCGCGGCTCGTTCTACGTTACCTTTAAGTTTAACTTCTACCCTTGCAGACACAAGTTCGGATTCAAAGTGTAGTATTGCTTCTGGAATCTTGTTTACGTCTCTAGCTACTTCAGAGTACCAACCCATTATTCATCCCATTCGTCTTCGATATCTTCACCATCGTCATCTATATCTAAATAGTAACCGATAGCCGCATCAAGTATATCACAACTTCCCATTGCATCTCTAAACTCTGTATCATCTGTGCCATAATCAGCACAGACTTCTACAAATTTCTCAGCTACAATTTCTGTATGTTTCTTATCTAAGCTGTCTTTAAAAGTATTCCAAATATCAACTATTTGACTGCTTTCCATGTAAGTCTACTCCTGTTCAAGTTTTTCTGTTACGACCTCTTCGTCTGCAACCTCGATATTTACCACAGGGTCAGCTTTATTGGCGTAATCTGACATAACTTTATCTAATAGTTCACCAGTCCAGTTTTTGCGATATTCTTTTACTTCTGTACCTGCCGAGTCGATGTATTTTAACCTATTACCATCTTTGACAATTAGGCCTTTCTTTTCAAACAAATCAACCAAACCACTGTAAGGATTCATTCCTGTTTCGTAAGGAATCTTAACTTGTACACCTTCAAATGGTTTTGCATATCTAGTTTTCATAACTTTACAACCTGCTCTAATACCACGTACATCAGTGACTTTATTACCATCTTCATCTTCTTTTAGTTTCAACTTCTTCATTGCAACAACAATACTTGATGCATATATAAAGCCTTGTCCTCCTGATATTTTATCATCAGGATCAAACATGTCTTGTGATGCATAAGTGTGGTTAGTACATACTAGTCCTACGTTATGCGAACCAATCATGTTAACAGTATTTCTAACAAGTGACGTAAGTGCTTTAGGTTTTCTACCCATATCACCCTTCATATCACCCTTGTTAAACTGATCAACATCTGTTGGTGTTAACAACATACCCAAACTATCAATAACAAACAATACCTTAGGACGATCCTCTTCGGGCATTGCCTTATAGTCTGTCATAAATGTAGAAACTGTTTTTGCTACATCATCAATCATTGACATGTTAAGTTTTAGTAATTTTTCTTCGCTTGTATCAACCTCTAATGCATGTAACCAACTCTCATCTAATGCATTTTCTGAGTCAATTAATACAACAAAGATACCTTGATCTTGTGCCGCCTTTACAATGTTACCTGCACAGATGTAACTTTTACCTGCGCCTGATTCACCTGCAAAAACAGTTACCTTACCCATTGGCACACCTTTATGAAAGTCACCACTAATAAGATAATTGAGTGCATAGTTACCTGTAGAAATCCAATCAGTCGGATCATTGAATCCTGCACTCATGCCTGTAATAGATTTTGTTAATTGTGTCCTAAACTTTGTAGGATCAAAAGTTTTCGCCATAATGCCTCCTTAAATAGCCTAGTGGGGGGTTAACCCCACTAGTATATATTTTTAGTTTTGTTGTCTTTGCCTTATCATGGAAAGAATGTCTTCTGCCTTTCCACTAGTACTTGGCGTTGCTTCTACCTTAGGCTCTTCTACCTTAGGTGCTTCTTCCTGCTTTGGGGAAGTATCCACCTTTGGAGCACTAGGTGCCGGAGCAGTATCCCTATTTGCATTAGGATCGCCTGTACGTGCTGACATGCCAGCTGGACGGAAGTACTGTCCAAATTTGTCTTGATCGTATGCTTCACCATCAACACTAGATTCAAACATCTCTTTCATCACTTTGACTTCAACATCGCTTGGCTTTTTAGGAAGGAAGTCGTTTAGATTGAATAGACCATTTGTTTCAATGGCTTTCATCTCCGTATCACTTAACGGACGTTCACGTCTTGCCCAACTTGAAGTTGAGTAGTCTGCATAACCGCCTTTTGAAGTTTTTGTAAGACGGAAATCAACACCAGCAGTATAGTCTGTTGGTAGTTCTTCCATATCAGGATCCATTAATGCGGACTTGATAATTTGGAA